ATTTAAAGTTACAACAAGTATTATCTAGAGTTGTTCCTGATGGTGTGTTTTTAGATGCTGATGGTTTAGCTGAAATAGATTTAGGCAACGGTACTAACTATAATCCGCAAGAAGCCTTAAACATGTACTTCCAAACTGGTAGTGTTATTGGTAGATCATATACGCAAGATGGTGATTTTAATAACGCTCGTATGCCAATACAAGAGTTGCGTGCTGGTGGAGGTAATCAAAAAATAGCAGCTTTAATACAGTCATACAACTATTACTTACAAATGATGCGTGATGTAACTGGTTTAAATGAAGCTAGAGATGGTAGTATGCCTGATAAAAATTCATTAGTAGGTTTACAAAAACTAGCAGCTGCAAACAGTAATACAGCTACGAGACATATACTACAAGCTGGTTTATACTTAACACTTAAAACAGCTGAAGCAATATCATTAAGAGTGTCAGATGTATTAGAATATTCTAACACTAAAAATCAATTTATACTATCATTAGGTAGATTTAATGTAGGTACTTTAAACGAAGTTAGTCAATTACATATACATGATTTTGGTATATTCTTAGAGTTAGCACCTGATGAAGAAGAAAAACAAAGATTAGAAAATAATATCCAAATGGCTATTCAACAAAAACAAATAGAGCTTGAAGATGCTATAGATATTAGAGAAGTTAAAAATTTAAAGCTAGCTAATCAATTGTTAAAAGTTAGAAAGAAGAAGAAGTTTGATAGAGATCAACAGATACAACAGCAAAACATAGCTGCACAATCTGAGTCTAACGCTAAAGCGGCTCAAGCAGCTGCGCAAGCTGAAATGCAAAAAGAACAAGCTTTAGCTGAAACAAAGATAAACGTAAATAAAGCTCAGCTTGAGTTTGATATAACTAAAATGGAGAAAGAAGCGGCTATTAAATTTGAGTTAATGGAAAAAGAATTTAACTTAAATATGCAGCTTAAAGAAACCGAGAAACAGGTGATTAAAGATAAAGAGAAATACAAAGAAGATCGTAAAGATGAACGTACTAGAATACAAGCTAGTCAACAGTCTGAATTAATAGATCAACGAAAAAAAGATTTGCCAGCTAAAAAATTTGAGTCAAGTGGCTTTGATAATTTAGGTGGATTTGATTTGGAACAATTTGAACCAAGATAAATTTTTTATTAATTTTATAATATTATATTATGGCAGAAAAACAAGAAGAAGTTTTAGAGCAACAGGTTGAAGAAACAAAAGTTGAAGAACCAAAAGCAGAAGAAACTAAAAAAGATACTGGCTTCCAGGAAGACGGTACGTACAAAGCGGATTTTAGTAATCCACCAAAACCTGTAGAAGAACAGGAAACTACTGAAGAAAAAGTAGAAGAACAAGCTGTTGAAGAACCAAAACAAGAAGTTGAAGAAACTACTGTTTTGCAAGAAATAACAGATGAAGAAGAACAACCTGAACCTGTTGAAGAAACAGTTGAAGAAGATGTTCAAGAAGATATTGAAGAAAAAACTCCAGAAGTGGAGCTACCAGAAAACATACAGAAAGTTGTAGAATTTATGAATGAGACTGGTGGAACGCTAGAGGACTACGTCCGACTCAATGCGGATTACTCAAACGTAGATAATGAAGCACTTTTAAGAGAGTACTACAGATCTACAAAACCTCATCTATCTTCAGAAGAAGTTAATTTTATGTTAGAAGATAATTTTAGCTACGATGAAGAAGTTGATGAACCAAGGGATGTAAAAAGAAAAAAGCTTGCTTATAAAGAAGCGGTTGCACAAGCCAAAAACCATTTGGAGAACATGAAGTCGCAATACTACCAAGAGGTCAAGTTGGGCTCAAGGTTGACTAAAGAACAACAAAAGGCAATTGACTTTTTTAACCGCTATAATAATGAGCAGGCTCAGGTTGATGAACTAACCGCCAAACAACAGAAAAACTTTAATCAAAAAACTGATCAAGTATTTAATGAGAATTTCAAAGGTTTTGATTTTCAAGTTGGAGACAAAAAGTATCGTTACAACGTTAAAGATGTGCAGGAAACAAAAACCATTCAGTCTGACGTGCTTGAGGTTTTCAAGCCGTATGTAAAAGATAATCTTTTAAACGACGCGAAAGGTTACCATAAAGCATTGTTTGCTGCGCGAAACGCTGACGCTTTGGCTAATCATTTTTACGAACAAGGAAAAGCAGATGCTATTAAACAAATAACAGCTGAAGCTAAAAACGTTAACGTAAATAACAGAGTAACATCTGACGGTAACGTCCAAGTTGGTAATAGAAAAATGAGGGTCATAAGCGGCGATAATAGTTCTAGCCGAAAGTTTAAATTGAAGAATTATTAAAAACTAAAAGCAATTAATTATGGCAAATGTACAGTTTAGCGGAGGTGCGTCCTCCGTAGTCTCTGGTAATACCGGAGGTATAATTTCTCCTGCTTATCAAAAAATGGCTTTAGCAGAAAACTATTTAGACATTCAGTCAAATGGATGGGCTCAACAGTATCTGCCAGAGCTTTATGAGCAAGAGGTTGATAGATACGGAAACAGAACAATTTCTGGCTTCTTATCTATGTTAAGCGCTGAAATGCCTCTACAGTCTGATCAAGTTATTTGGTCTGAACAAGGTAGATTACATTTAGCGTATGAAGGTCAAATCAACCCAGTTACTGGTTTAGTTGACAATATTAAAAACATCGATGACAATAGTGTAACTGAAGCTCACGCTGTGAGAAAAGGAGCTACTGTTGTTGCAGTTGTTGGAGGCGTAGTATTTAAAGCTTATGTTAACCAAGGGATCGAGTCATCTACCGCGGCTTACGCAAACGGTACTCAATTAGATCTTTTACCATATGGCGCAGAGAACGTTAATGATTTAGCTGGTATAGCTAATGACGATGATCAAGCTATTAAGTTCTTTGTTTATGGTTCTGAGTTTGCAAAAGGTTCAGATACTATGGCTAAATCAATTGAGCCTAAGTTTCAAACATTTACTAACAAGCCTTTGATTATCAAAGATCACTTCGAAATAAATGGTTCTGACACAGCTCAAATCGGATGGATCGAAGTTGCTGGTGAGTCTGGACAAGGTGGGTACTTATGGTACTTAAAATCTTCTGGAGACACTAGACAAAGATTTAACGATTACATGGAAATGGTAATGGTTGAAGCAGAAAAAGTAGCTAAATCAGGTACTGCGACTGCTGATTCTCAACTACACGACATTTTAGGTAATGGAAAAGGTCTAGAAGGTTCTGAAGGTTTATTCTCAGCTATTGAGAACAGAGGTATTGTAACTACTAACCTATTAGATGAATTCGCTGAAGGCGGTTCTGCAGGTGTTGCAGCTACAGATGGTATCAATGACTTTGATCTTCTTTTAGCAGAACTTGATAAGCAAGGTGCTATTGAAGAAAACATGTTATACCTTAACAGAACATCAAATTTAGTATTTGATGATATTTTAGCTAGTTTATCAGTTGGATCACAAGGTGGTACTGCTTACGGAGTATTTGAAAACTCTGAAGATATGGCACTTAATCTTGGATTTACTGGTTTCAGACGAGGTTCTTATGACTTCTACAAAACTGATTGGAAATACTTAAACGACTCTTCTACAAGAGGATTAGTTGGTGGTATCAAAGGAGTAATGATTCCTGCAGGTACTTCTTCAGTATATGATCAGCAAGTAGGATCTAATGTACGAAGACCTTTCTTACACGTTAGATATAGAGCTGGTGCTGCTGATGATAGAAAATTAAAATCTTGGGTGACTGGATCAGTTGGTGGACCAACTAGTTCAAACATCGATAAAATGGAGATTAATTATCTATCTGAAAGATGTTTAGTAGTACAAGCTGCTAACAATTTTGTATTAATTAAGTAATACATTTTTATTAAAAGCAAAGGGAGCTTCGGCTCCCTCGGCTTTTATTTTATTAACTTTTATTATATTATATCATGGAAAAACAAAAAGTAAAAAATCCTAAAACCGGAGATGGTTGGATTATAAAAGACAGGTTATATGAATTAGAGATTCAAAAAATACCACCTGTTTATATTATAAAGTCAAGAGGTTTATTTTATTTTGACAAAGAAAAAGGTTACGAAAGAGAAATAAAGTATTGTAGAAATCAACAAACTCCTTTTGTAGACGAAATGAAAGGCCCTCAAAGATTAGGTCACATTGTTTTTAGAAACGGTCAATTATTTGTAGAAAAAGAACAAGTGGCTTTACAAAAATTTTTATCATTATATCACCCTGATTCAGGCAAAAAATTTAAAGAACATAATCCTGAAATTATTGCTCAAGATGATATTAGTTATTTAGAATTAGAATTAGAAGCATTAAATGCTGCTAACGCTATGGATATTGATAGAGCTGAAGCAATTGTAAGAACAGATGTTGGCTCTGCGGTTACTAAGATGACTTCTAAGGAAATAAAACGTGATTTAATGGTATTTGCTAGGAATAATCCTAGTTTGTTCTTAGAACTTGCTAATGACGAAAACTTAAATATCAGAAACTTAGGTATTAGAGCTGTTGAAGCTAACATAATTAAATTGTCAGATGATAACAGATCATTCCTATGGGGAACAAATAGTAGAAAATTATTTGATGTTCCATTTGATGAAAACGCATATTCAGCTTTAGCCGCTTGGTTTAAAACTGATGAAGGTGTAGAGGTTTTCAAACAAGTTGAAAAGAAACTAAAATAATAATCATTTATAGAGGTGGTCATCTCTATAGGTGACCATCTACTATAAAAAAGAAATTATGGCGATTAACATAAATAAAGTATATAAAACTGTTTTATCTATATTAAACAAGGAACAGAGAGGTTATTTAAATCCTTATGAATATAATAATATAGCTAAACAAGTGCAGCTTGAAATGTTAGAAAAATTATTTTTTGATTATAATAAATTTTTAAACATTGAAAAAGTTGGCCGTATAAACGAGTCATTTGCTGATATACCACAAAAAATACAAGAACAGTTAGATGAATTTTATACATCTTCAAGTATAAACTTAAGTTCTGGTGTTGGTTCTTTACCAACAGACTTATACAAAGTTATAGATTTAACTATAAATAATCAAACTGTTGAAGTTCAGAAAATAGATAAAAATAAACTTCCTTATCTCAAATCATCGCCACTAACAACTCCATCAGCTTCATTTCCTATATACATTCAAAGAGAAACAGATTTCGTTGTAGATCCAACAACTGTGTCTAGCGTTTTGATGCAATATGTTCAAATGCCTCCTGACCCTAGATGGGGTTATTCAAGTAATGCTACATATGGTACACAAGTTTATGATTCAACAGTTTTTGTTGAAACAGGTTTAATAAACAGTAGAAATTTAGCTACATTAGCTAGTCAATTTACAACTAACCAAACAGGTTTAACTAACGGAACTTATACTACGTTTACAACTAGTGGTACTGGTACAGGTGCTACATTAACATTAACTGTTGCAGGTGGAACAGCTACTGGTTTAGTAGTTGGTAATGCTGGTAGTGGTTACGCTATAGGCGATACTTTAACTTTTTCTTTTGGAGCTTCTGGTAATGTTGTATATACTATAAAGGCAGGTGATACTTTTGGTAGTAGCACTAGAGGATCAACAGATTTTAAGCTACATGCTTCTCAAGAGTCTGAATTAATTATAGGTATACTAGCATACGCTGGTTTTGTAGTTAAAAACGCAGAAGTATTTCAAGGGGCTGTACAATTAGGTCAAAGTACACAAATATCTAAACAACAACAATAATGGGATTACTAGGAACAACAACAGCAGAACAGTATTATAAAATTAGTCAAAGGTTTGTTACTACAGCAAACCAAGCAGACTCAACTCATGCTGACTATGGTAAATATACTTTAACTGTATCTAGTTTACCTGCAGCTGAAACAGATTTTATAATATTTGTTAATGATACAGAGGTTAATAGAACTACATATAGTTATGATGGTAGCACAGGTGTTATATCGTTTTCATCTGGACATCCAGCAGCGGGAGCAGTAGTTGTTGTTAAGTTTATTGATAGAGCTTTAGGTGATTATAGATATATAAAACTAAAAGATATAGTAAATAACTTTATAATGGGTTTTGTTGGTAATGGTAAGTTAATACCTATAGCTGACAGATCAGAAGTTTTGTTTCATGCTAAAAGAGGTATACAAGAGTTTAGTTATGATATATCTCGTATGGAAAAAATACAAGAAGTTGAAATACCACCAACATTAACACTACCTATGCCACAAGATTATATAAGTTATATTTCTTTATCTTGGGTTGATGACGCAGGTGTAGAACATCCAATATATCCAGCTAAATACACTTCAAGGCCTAGTGAGTCAGTAGCTCAAGCTGATGATGGTGCTTATTTATTTGATAGTGATGGTGGAACTCTTACTATAACGCCCAGTATAACAGAAGGTAGATTTAAAGACTTTCAACTAGATACACTAAACGGAACATCACAGCAAGATGATTACTTTTTGTATACACATTATATAGCAAATAGATTACATACATTTTCTTCAAGATACGGTATAAATCCTGAAATAGCTAATTTTAATGGTGTTTTTGTTGTTGATGAAGTTAATGGTCAGTTTGGTTTTGACAGTTCAATGAGCGGTAGAATTATAACCATAAAATATGTTTCAGATGGTTTAGCTACAGATGCTGAAATGAAAGTACACAAAATGGCTGAAGATGCCTTGTATAAATACATCGTATTTAATATATTATCAACTAGAGCTAATATACCAGAATACATAGTAAATAGATACAGAAAAGAAAGAAGAGCTGCAATGCGTAATGCTAAGCTTAGATTATCTAATTTAAATATAAAAGAACTTACACAAGTAATGAGAGGTAAGTCTAAACAACTTAAACACTAATAAATGCCAGAGATTAAAAATAATTTCGTTCAAGGTAAAATGAACAAAGACCTTGACGAAAGATTAATTCCTAAAGGTGAATATAGAGAAGCTCAAAATGTAATTATAGGTGAGTCTGAAGATTCTGATATTGGTGCTATTGAAGTTATATTAGGTAATATAAAGAAAGCAACAGGTTTAAGTTCTAACTTAGCAGGCACACCTGAAGTTATAGGTTATTGTAGAGACGTTAAAAATAAAAAAATATATTATTTTACTACAAACTTTGCTGGTAATGAAACTGACAATATAAGAGATATAACAAGAGCTAAAGGCGCTGGAACATCTTCTTATAATTCTAGCTCTACGGATAATTGTAGAA